TGTCGCCCGGATCCTTCACCGGCCAGACAAGTGCCACAGGCGGCGGCACCTGCGGCCCGCGCGGTATGGGCACAAATCCGTCGATCTGCAGATAACGCGCATTCGAGGGCCGCCACAGATGCGATGCCGGTGTTGTCATTGGGAGTCCTCGATCAGAGGGAAAGTAAGGACTACTTTTTGTGAACAAAAAGTAGCAAAAAAAAACTTTAGGAACTTTGGTCCAAGGGATCTGGCGCCGTCCGCCGCATAATTTCCGGACAAAAGTGTTTGCTACTTTTTTTCCAGAAAGTGGCGCTTAATTCCTGTTAGTATTCGACGGCAACATACCCTTGCCCGCCCGCACCCCCGGGATACCCGCTGGGGCTCGCCCCGGTCGTCGTCCCGCCGCCGCCGCCGCCGCCGCCAAAACTCGGTGCGGCAATCCCGTTATACGGACCACTGGTGCCCCGGCCGTTGCTGGGCCCGCCGCCATCGCCACCGCGGCAGGCAATCACGATCGCATCTGTCCCGTCCGAGCCCGCCACGTTCAGTTGGCCCCCGGCCGCCGCCCCGCCCGACCCGCCGGCATTGGAGAACGCCACCGTGGTCCCGCCGATCCCGCCGCTACCGCCCGCCGCCGACATATACGCGCCAAACCCCGAGCTGCCGCCGGCATTGCCCGTGCTGGGGCTCCCCGGCGCGCCGCCGCCGGCGCCAACCAGCACCGAAATCGCCGTGCCCGGCACGAGCCCGCTGATGATCCCTTCCGCCCGCCCCCCGGCCCCGCCGCCGCCGCCCGGCATCGTGCTGTGGTAGCCGCCCGAGCCGCCACCGCCCAGCACCGTCACCTTCGCGGTTGTCACCCCGTTCGGCACGACGAACGTGCCGGAGCCAAAAAACACCTGCATCGTCGAGAAGCCCGGCCGCAGCGCCGGCAGCTTATAGGCAATGAACGGCGCGCCCGCCGCGGCGGCGATGTCACCGGCGGTGATCGCCGACTGCCCGTAATTCACCGTCACCACATACAGCCCGACCCACCCGCTATCGACCGCGGGCGTCCCTTGCGTCCCCGCCGCCGCCGCCGCACCGGGCTTGACCTGCAGTTGCACCCGCTGCACCCGCTGCGTGTTCTGCGCCGTCCCTGAATTTCCCGGCCCGGAATAAGGCTGGCTCGTATTCGCCGCATTCACGTAGGGCAGCACCACCGGATCCGTATCCGTCTCGGCAAACGCGGCCTCGATCAAATAATTGACCGACTGGCCCGCCCCCGCAGGGGCCGCCATCGCAAACGTCACAGCCTGCAGGTTGATCCCCGTCTTCACCACCTGGTCGCTCGCATCCGCGGGCAACGATCCATACGCCGTCGCCTCCAGTACCGAGAGCTGCGTCAGGCTGCCCGCCGCCACCACCACGGCCATCGATGCCGGGGATGATGGCGTGCATCCGAGCCCATCGGCGACCACGCTCGTCCCCAGCGTCGCCGCCGTCAGCGCCGCGATGCCCACCATCGCATTGCGGTTCGGGTAGAGAATATCCGTATCCAGCGGGATGCTCCCGGGATAGACGATGTTGCGATCCATGCTGGGTTTCCTCAGTTCGAGATTTGCGTCCAGGCAATACAATTGGTCGGCAACACGGCCGCGACCGCGGCATAAATCTCCGCATCGCTGACCGTTCCTGCAAATTCGGCACTCGCCCCGAACACCAGAGGCGCGGCGCCATAACCACCGGGGCCGATGCCATAACCGCCGGCATTGCTGATCGGCTGATCGTTCGGCCGGTAGGCCGTCAGAAAAAACTGATACGGCAGATGGGCGCTGCCATATCCGCCGGCGGTGTTATAGCCAAGATTGACGTTGTAGCCGCCCGTATCGGTCGCATTCAGCGGCTCGAACACCCGCGGCGAACGCCCGGTGAGGTTTGTCAGCGCCTGCACCACCCCGGCCCGCGTCGCCCGCTTCGTCAACAGGTTCCCGCGTATCCGCGCGCTATAAGCCGCATCCGCCTCGCCGGCCCGGCGGGGCAGCACGCCGCCCAGATAATCCGCTGCCGCGATGTCAAGAAAAACCCCGCTCGCCGTCGCGATGCGGCTCTGCGACTGCACCGCCGCCAGCAACCCGTAAAGCCCGCTCCACGCCTGCGCGAGCCCCGTCAGCACCGCATCCAGAACCGGCGTCGTATCGCCGAACCAACGCGCCGGCAGCACCATCCTAAGCCGCCCGGCCATGTCATCGATGTCACCGATCATCTTAGGCGACCGCAACCGTGGTAGCCCGCACGACCCCGAACAGCGGCGGCACGAGGTCCGCCGTCCCGCCGTTCAGCAACAAACCGGAGAGGTTGGTCACGTCGCTCGACGCCGCATAGGCAAGCTGCGCCAGCCGCGTGTAGCTCAGCGTCGCCCCGATCGGCAGCCCCGCGATATAGCTTGCCACAGCGCTCCCAACCGCCGCCACCGCCGCAGCATGCGAGGCCCCCACCGCCGTCAGCAACGTCATCGCCACGTTCGCATGCACCACCACCGGCCCCTGCACGGCAAAGCTCGTCGCCACCGGCCGGATCCCATCCACCGCCGCCTGCACCACCCTGATCAAGCTGGCCGGCGGATCGCCCGACCCATCATCCACAGTCACGACGAAATGCCCCATCTGCACCCCGCCCGCCTGGCTGATATTCTCGTTCACCGCATAGCTCAGCCCCTGCTGGATCCCGCTCACCGCCGCGCCGACCGCGATGTTCGTCGCCTGCGTCAGGCTCGCGAGGTAAGTGCCAAACCGCGTGCGAAACGCCGTATCGCTCTCAGCGTCGATCCCGCCGCTCAGCGCCTGCCCGTTACTGACCGTATCGACGCCCGCAATCGCCGAGCTCATCACCGCAATCGCACCCGGCTGTACGTTCCCGGCGCTGCCAGCAACAACCGCGGCCACCGCCACCGTCACGCTCGCCACGCCGGCTGCGAGCACATACCCGCCGGCCGCCGCATTATACGCCGGGTTCGTCGGATCCGCCGTCACGATGAAACTCTGCGTATTCCCGCTGGTCGAAACCTGCGCCCCAACCGGCACCAGTGCCGCCACCGCCGCGGTGAAACGCGCGAACGTCACCTGCCCGCTCGCCGCCACCGCGGGCAGCCGCGCAAACCCGAAATCCGCGCCAAAACTATCGCAATCCGCACCGCTGCTCGTCGCCAGCCTGGTCCCAGCCAGCACCTGCACAATCAACCACTGCAACCACAAAGCAACCGACGCATTCGCTTCCAGAATCGCCCGCAACACCGAGCCGACCGTCAGGTCCAGCAGGCTCTGCGCCGCCCCCTGCACAGCCGCCGCCATCCCCTCCATCAGCGTGGAGAAGTTTTGCAATGATAATGCCATGTCTTCCTACAACGAGAATGAAAGGGAGGATGTGAGCCCGCTCGCCGCATCGGCATACTGGATGGACAACGTCACCCTGCCGTCATCGCCCACATTAGCCCCGATCGCGGGCGTGGGCGACGCGGCGACAGCCGTCTCCATCAGCATCTGCGCCCGCGTCACACCGGTGATCGCAGCCGGTGCGCCCGGCGTTCCGACAAACTGCGCGAGCCCCGCGCCATAGCCAAGCTGCCAGATATAATCTCCAGGGTTCGTCAGCAGCCGCAGCAGCACCCGCTGCTGCGTCAACGCATCCCCATCGCTTACCGCAAGGTCGCCGGTCGGCCCGACCGCCAGATCGCCACCAAAGATCAGCGCCAGATCGGCCATCACACAATCACCGAAGGCAAACCCGTCTCGCCGCCGCTCGCCGCATGCGTATGCTGATCATGCGCCGCCCGCAGCGCCCCAAGCGTCCCATGCGCGCCGTTCTGATCCGAAACATCACCAGAAACCAAGAGGTTTCCCATAATATTCACAACCGGCGCCTGCAACGCGATCGTCCCGTCATTGTGCAATTTCAAAAAACTCCCGCTCTGGTGTTGCAGCCATAGCTCTCCCGCCGGCGCGCCCGGCGCCTTGTCGACCGCCGACCACACGGCGCCCAGCACGACCCCCTGCTCCGCGTCGCCCTCCTGCGCGAGCACCAGCACCTGCGCGCCCGGCGTCAGCGGCGCCGCAAGCCCCCAGCCGCCGCCCACCCACGCCGACAACACAGGCAACCAGCCGCTCAACACATTCTCAGGCTGGATCAGCACCCGCGCCGCGTAAGCCACCGGATCAAAACTCGACACCAAGCCAAACCGCGCCGCACCGGCAAGTCCATCGAGCGCTCCCGCTTTAGCCTTTACGAGGTTCCAGAACTGATCCAAATGACCTCCAAAGTGACAAAGCAAGAGCTTCTTTTTTGAAAAAAAGAAGCAAAAATTTTCCTGTATTATGCCGTGCTACGGAAACGGCCACAGTCGAAAGATCATCATAAATTTTTTGGTGCCGCCGCCGGGGCAGGGCTTTCTTTCAAAAAACAACGCCTTCCTTGCCGAACGCTCTCACAAACTGCGCAAATCCCGACCGGCCCCGCAACGTCCGCGCCACGGCTTCAACCGTATAACTCTGGTCAAAGACCGAATTCGTCCCGCTCAGGACCAGCGTGGCACCCGGCGTCAGCGTCACATCCGCCGGCATCGTACCAGCCAGTATCACCGCCTGCATCCCCAGTGTCGCAAGATGCGCACCCGCCACCGTCTGCGCCTGAGCGGCATTGATGTTGGGCCGGATCAGCGTCGTCATCGCCCCGCTCCCGACACTCTGGGACACTGCCGTCTTGTTCCGGCTATTCCACGATTTCACCGTCGCACCCGTTGGTAGGTTAGGGGCCATATCCAGCACCAGGTGCATGAAATTTGCAGGCGTCACCACAACCGTCGTCGTCACCCCCGGCCCGAAATTCAAAGTCTTCCCGGTAACCGAAAGTGAAAATCCCTCGGCCTGCGCGAGCGCCACCAGCAGGCTCCATTCCGTCGTCGTCCGCGCATGCAGCCCCAGCGCGTTGCGCGCATGATCCAGCTCGTAATACTGCCCGACCGCCGTTGTCGTCACCGTCACATTCGCCGTGAGCCCATGCCGCCCCGCAATCGTCGTCGCAATCTGGCTGGACGTCTGGTTCGCAAACGTCTCTGATATCTCCGCATCTATCAGCAGCGCCGCAAAATCCCGCCCGCACAGAGCCGCCGTCCCCGCCGCCAGATCGAGTCTCACATTATCGATCTGCCCGCTCAGCAGCCTCGTATACCCAAACCCGCCGAGCGATGCCTCGATGGTCACGCCCTGCCGCCCGCATCCGGCGAAATACGCACCCGTCGTCAACGCCGACGCGCCGATCGCAAACACCACCTCGAACCGGCTCGCGCAAAAATACGCCACCGCCTCGATCTCGAGCGACACTACGCCCGGCACCGGCACGCCGCCCAGGCTCACCCGTATCTGCGGCTGCTCAAGTGGCAACACCACCTCCCGCGGCGGCATTGGCCGGCGGGATCACCAGCGTCACGACACCCTGCAGCACGGGATCCGTCAGGCTGTTCGCCTGCGCGATCCGCACCCACTGCGTCGCGTCATTCAAATATTTTGCCGCCAGCGCAAACAGGTTTCCGCCCGCGACCGTCACCACCTGGTTGTTCACAGCAGCTCACCCGCAAGGTTCCCGGCCGCCCGGTTGACGTAGCCGCTCAGGCTCGAGAGTGCCGCCAAAGGCGACGCCGCAGCCCCCAGCGCATTCACAGCGGCAATCCCGCTCCCCGGATCGCCCGCCGCATTCAAAGCCCCCGCCGCCGCCTGCAAGCTCGTCCCTTGGGTGCCGATCGCCGCCGCAATCGCGCTCTGCGTGACCGAAACCCCCGCAAGTCCCGCCGCACTCAGCCCATCCAGCGACAACCCCGCTTGCCCGCTCAGCGCCACCGCGGCGCTCACATCGCCGCTGATCAAATTCGCGACCGGCGCTGCCAGTGCTGCGATATCCGCCAGGGGATCACTCACCACCACGCAGGTGATCGTGAATGGTATCAGGTTAGGCTTGCGGTATTCGGCCGTAAAACTTTCGATGATCACAGTGTAGAAAAACCCATCCCACACCAGCGGCAACGTAGCACCCAGCGCCCGGGCCGCATCCAGCAACTGCGCGCGCCGCACCGCATCGCTGCCGGAAAATATCCCCGAAAACGCAATCGTCCCATCATCCAGGCCAAGCGCTGTCACCACCCGGCCGCCGCCGATCAGGTTCTGCACGACCACGCGCTGCCGCCCGCCGAACGAAATCTTCTGCGGCACTTCCATATCCTGGAACGGCACACCGCCCAGCGTCACCACCACATTGCTCATCACAAAAATCCTCAGAGAGGCAGTTTGACCCCCGCCCAGCTCGGCGTCAGACGCGGATCGAACGCCGCCCCGCCCGCTGGCGGCAAGCGCGCCTGCAGCGCCATATAATCCTCGAACATGCGGCCAAACGTCGCTGCCGAATCAGCCTCTTTCAGCCCGGCTGCAGCATACAAATCATTATCTTGCGAGGCCGCCGAAAACCCCGCCGCACCCTGCCGCCATTGTTCGGAAACCCGAACCGGCGCCGCATGCGGTGCCCCCGCCGGCCGCTTCGACCATGCCCGATCCACAACGCCCAAGCCCGGCGCAAAACTTCTCACCTGCATTGTTGCGCGCGGCGTCAGAGCGACGAACCCCGTACCATCCTGGCTCCGCAAAATCGGCGCCGGCGCGACAACAACCTGCCGCGCCAACCCCCCCGCCCGCGGCAACACCCCAACCGGGCGTACCCCCGTACGCACAACCGCCAGACCAACGGCCGCAGCACCAGGCCTTCGCAAAACAGCCAGGCTGCCGGCGCCCGGCACCGCCACGCGCGAAGATCCCGATGCTGCCGAGGCCGGCCTCGGCGCCGCCCCCGGCCCCGCCTCCCGCTCATCCAGCCGCACAGCCCGCCGCCCGACCCGTACCGCCGCCGATATTGTCGGCCGCGGCACCCATTCCTGCCGCTGCAGCCGTCCCGCCACCAGCACGCGCCGCATCTGCCCCGCAACATGGCGCGGCGCCGCCACAACCACCCGCCGCGCCACCTGCCCCCGCGCGTCGTCCACCATCAAAAAACCCCTCACAAATCCGCTACGCAGCGCGCCACCGCATCGCCGCCCAATCGAAGCTGGCCCCCTCGAAACCGCCCAGTATCACCAGAAACGCCAGCCGCTCCGCCTCATCCAGTCCCAAAGCCACGTCATATGGCACCCCGGCGCGCACCAGATACAGGCAATCGATCAGCGCAGGGTGCCGGCTCAGTTTCCCGCTTCGGCCGCCATCTGCTCGGCCGAGGCCGCCGGAAGTGCCGCATCCACCGCCGCCACCCCGTCATGCCCCAGCCGCTCCAGTACGCCCTCCACCCCCGCCTCGTTCACCGGAAACGGGATCGGCACGCCATCGATCATCGCCACGGCCCCCGCAATCATCGCGAGGTCCACATACGGGTGGTTCAGCGACAGCTCCGGCCCCAGCGCCTTGAACAACCGCAGCTGCTCGACCACGCCCATCCGCCGCAGCGCGATCCGCCGCCCGGCTTTGTCGATCGCAACCTCCATCACACCCGCACCCGCCCCGACGCATAAAAATCCAGCTTCTGCACAACCGGCGCATCACCCTTGTAAGCGCCCGCCGAGCTCAGCTTGAAAACCGCCCCATTGAACTGATAGGTCGAGGTCGAACCATCCGGTTCATTGACATACTGATACAGCGTCCCCGCCGCGATCGACTGTCCCGCAAGATACGCGGCCTCGATCTGCGCGATGAAGTCATCGACCGCGGAGGATCCGCGATCCAGCGAAAACGTGCCGTTCCAGCCTTTCGGCAGCTCCGCCCCCAGCTGGACGCCATCCAGCCGGTCGACGCGGATCGTCAGCGTCTGCTGCTTGGCCTCGAACCCCGTCACATGCGCGAGATCGACCCGCCCGAACGGCCCCATCACGACAACCTGGCAGTCACTGCCAATGGAAAACGTATTATACGGCATCCTCCGCTCCCCCTTCAGCCATTCGCCGGAATGGTCTGCACGCTCACCTGCACCGTCTGCCCGCCTTGCACGTTGACGATGAATTTCTCGTTGATCGCCTGATACTGCACCTGCACATCCGCCTGCACGTAGCCGAGCGCGGTCCGGCTCTGCGGATTATTCGTGATGTCGCACACCACCGCGAAGGGCAGCGCCCCCGTCGTGCTGCCGAGCAAGCCCTGCCCCAGCAGCCCATTCAAAAATGCAAGCAGCGTCGCGCGAATATTCTGAAACAGCGTGGCGGTCACCAGCTGCCCGACATACGCGCCCATGCCGCTCGCAAGCGTACTCGCGATATAGTTCGTCAACCGCGTATAGTTATCCCCATTGGTCGCGGCATTCGATGACGAATTATGCCCGCCGCGCACGCCCCAATAAGCCCCGCCCGGCTGCGGGTTCGCGATCACGTCGATCCCGGCCCCCAGCAGCACCGCGAGGTCCGCGCTCGCATACGTCGTTGCCGTCGCCGCCCCCGCCTGCCCCGATTTCTGCGTCCCCAGCACGCCGTAAAGCGGCTTGTTCAGCGAGGACTGCTCCGGCGACAGGTTCGCAAGCCGCCCGGCGACGAACCCCTGCGGCGAGACCAGCCGGATCAGCGCGTTCGCCTGGTCGGACCAGTACACCCAGTCGCCGAACATCAATTTCGCCGCATAGCTGTCGATCCCGGCTTCCGCCTTCACCGTCACCGCGTCCGCGATCGTATCACCCGCAGGCCCCGTCAGGATCATATACAAGCTCTCGGAGAGCCCGAACTGCGCCTGCACGCTCCAGTAATTCGGATCATCCGCATCCGCCAGCAGCGCCAGCGCACAGCCCTGCGCCCGCAGCGCGTACATGCCCAGGCGCGGCAGCGTATCGACGCCCACGAGCGTCATCGCACTCACGCCATTGGCGCCATCGCTCCCCGGCGTCCCGGCGCTGAACGAGAAGACGCCCGCGACGGGGACCGTCGCCGCCTCGAGCGCCGTCGCCACCACCAGCTGCGACGGCCCGCGCAACGCGCCGCTGCCGTTATTCACCGCGGCCGCAAGATTGCTCCAGAAATTCGGCCCGCTGCCGGTGATGTTGTCGTACACCTCGGGGCTCTGCCCGGGCAGCGCGACCGAGAGCCGCCAGCTGCTCGCAGCCGACCCCGCCGCCAGCGTCAGGCTGAGCTGCGTGCCAAAACTTCCCGTGTAGTTCGCGGTGAACGTGATCGCGCCCAGCACCGTGAGTGCGGCCGCCGTGTCGGTCCCATCGCTCACCC